GATGTTCCAGTAGCCGTACATTTTACCAAGAATAGTCTTAAACATGAATTTTATTTTGACGTAGGTATTGGTAAAACGGACTTCGATCTAACCATTAACAGTCAACAACATAATGGTACAGTAAAGGTTGATATTTATTATGGAAGTACAGTCATAGGAAATGTAGACTGGTCGGAAGGTCTTATTTATATACTAGGAGAGGTTACGACTTTAATAACTCAAGCTGAGACTAGTTTTATTAAAGTTATTATAGAAGCTGACATTACTGACAGCGATAGTACCTGGTTACTATCAGTTGTTTGTAACCTGAAATGCGATGAAAACAGTCCTGCTCCATTTCCATACAGAGTTAAAAAAAATACCACAGGGACAGCTATTAGAGATGAGAATTCCATTACTAAACCAGCATGGATGACTGA